GTATAATGGCAGTTTGGAATGCACCCTTAGATATAGAGAACCAAGAACATAAAGCAGTGTACTCTGCACTTTATATGCTAAACGATTTGAAAGATTTGAATAAAGAACTTACTGAAGAAGGATTACTACCCATCAACATAGGTATAGGGATTAACACAGGAGAGGCAGTTGTAGGAAACATGGGTTCTGATCAAAGATTTGATTACTCAGTACTTGGAGATCCTGTAAACTTGGGAGCAAGATTAGAAGGACAATCAAAAAGTTATGGTGTAGAATTGGTTGTATCAGAAAACACCAAGCAAGGCATAGATGATGATCATCTAACTTGGATTCTGCTTGACAAATTGATTGTTAAGGGTAAGAAAGAACCTGTTAACATCTACACTGTATTTGATATTCCTGTGTACAACCATACTGTTAGGGATATAGAAGATGCTTGGGATGCTTATGTAAAAGGAGAATGGGATAAATCTATCAACATATATTCTAAAATCACCTTTTCACCACTTGAAGATTATAGTAAAATAATGGTATCAAGATGTAAAAAGATGAAACAATCTAACCCAAGCGATTGGGAAGGCATCTGGGAAGCAACTACAAAATAGGAATTATTATGGCAGCAAAATTTAGATTGACTAAACATACTCCTGTGACTCGTAAGAAAACAAGTCAAGGAACTCCAGGCAGAGGTAGACAAGTGCGACAAGCAACATCTACTTTGAATAAGCATAAGAAAAGAGCACAGGGCAGATATAGAGGTCAAGGACGATGATCAATAATTCTATTATGAATGCTGTTGTAAGAGAGTACAATTTTATGCAAAGAAAAGAAGCATTGACCAGAGCAATCGAAAAAGCAACAGATATAGAATTTAAAAATCTTTGGGAAATAAAGTTAAGACAATTAGAACTTTCAAGAGAGAAAGCGACTAAATAGTTTTGAGGATCAGTAGATTCTCAACTTGGTGGCATGCCATTATGGGTGCCAAATTAAAACTTGCTAAAAAGGAGAAAAACGATGGTAACATTTAATACATCAAACCTTATGTACGGAATCGGTCTAGATTCCTTATTCAACAGATTAGAGATTGCATCTCAAGCAAATTCCTCTACATCATACCCACCCTACAACATCCGCAAAACAGATGATGAACATTTCACAATTGAAATAGCAGTCGCTGGTTTTGGTAAGGATGATCTCAAAGTAGAACTCAAAGAACAGACTCTGTTCATTGAAGGAAGCAGAGATAAAGAAGACGATGAGTCATTCCTACATAAAGGAATAGCAACTCGTTTCTTTAAAAGATCATTTGCCCTTGCTGAAGATGTGGAAGTAGTTAATGTTGACTTAGTCAATGGTATCTTACTCATTGATCTAGAACGCATTATACCAGAAGAAAAGAAACCAAAAATCTTTGATATTGGTGGGAAAATCGCAAAGAAAGCGAAAAAAACTTTACTTTCTGAGTAAAATCACCTTTACAGCACCGACTAAATACAGTACAATATATACTGTATGATGATTCGGAAGTTAATTCAAAAGATGCGAGCACTCTACTACATGTGGAGGGCACGCATCATTTTGTTTAAGTATCGGAAATTCAAATGAATGCTGGAGTGGCTCAATTGGTAGAGCAGTTGATTTGTAATCATCAGGTTGTAGGTTCAAGTCCTATCTCCAGCACCAATGTGGGGTGGTAGTTCAGTTGGGAGAATGCTTCCCTTGCACGGAAGAGGTCGAGGGTTCGAGTCCCTCTCACTCCACCACTTTGGTCCAGTAGTTCAATTGGTTAGAGCACTGCCCTGTCACGGCAGAAGTTGAGGGTTCGAGTCCCTTCTGGATCGCCATGCCCTGTTCGTCTAGTGGTTAGGACACATGGTTTTCATCCATGCAACAGGAGTTCGATTCTCCTACAGGGTGCCAATCATAATTGGAGGAAATATATATATTATGAAAATTGAAGTAGAACAAGTCCAAAATGGATTTATAGTACAGGTTGAATACATGGATGAGTTTAGAAACTTTGTATTCGATAGACAAACTAAAGTGATGAGATTTTTAAAAGAGGTATTCTCTGCTAAAGATCCAAGTGTTATTATGAGGACAGACTAATGTCAGAATTTGAATTAAAGAATTTTGTACCCAATGTTAAATTTACATTTAGAGAATTGGGTGAGTTTGTAAAACGAGAAACAGTTGATATGTTTGGTGGTAAGAGAGTACTTCTATTCTCACTTCCAGGAGCATTTACTCCTACATGTTCATCAAAGCAACTTCCAGGATATGAAGAAAACTATTCCAAGTTCATTGAGAATGGTATTGACGAAATCTATTGCCTAAGTGTTAACGATGCATTTGTTATGAATGCTTGGTTTGATGCACAAGGTGTGGAAAAAGTCAAAGCATTACCAGATGGCACAGGTCAATTTACTAGATTGATGGGTGCTTTAGTTGATAAGTCAAACATTGGTTTTGGTATGAGATCTTGGAGATATGCTATGGTCATTAATGATATGGTCGTTGAAAAATCTTTCATAGAACCTAATCAAAGAGACAATGCTGATGATGATTCTTATGTTGTATCAGATCCTATCACTGTACTCAATTATGTAGAAGGAACTAATTCCTAATGGCAAATCATGTCTATCAATATATAAGCATTGAGGGTAATGATTCTGCTATAAATGAGTGGGTAAGAATCGTCGATTCAATAAAAGAATCTTATCCTATAACTGATAGATGGTTCGAACATTATCCAGAGCATTTTGCTAAAGAATTAAACATGCCAGAATACGATGAAGATAAGTCTTATGATTGGTACATCGACAACATAGGTGCTAAATGGGCACACATTACTGATCTAGAAGAATCTTATATTTGTGTGACTTCAGCATGGTCAGTATGTGATGTGTTTTGCAATTTTATTGCTAAACATTTGCAGAAGTTTGACGAAGACATAAAGATCGTCAATTATTATGATGATGAGTTTTATAATTTCACAGGTGTTATGGTTACAGAAAGAGACGACATCGTGGATTACGATGAAATGTCTTGGGATGAGGTTTGTGAAATAAGAAACAATGGCGATACAGAATACAATACCTCTGACGATGAAGAATTTGATGATTGGCTCCAAGAATGGAAGGACAATGCATATAGATCCTTAACAGGCAAACAAGAAGATGTTTAAATTTTTAGGTGAAATACTAGACAACATAGTGATGGGTGTCTTTACAATAGTATTACACCTTTTCCTTCTGGGAGTATTAGTGTTCTTAGGATACTTTGTGTATCTTGCATACTATGACTTGTTTGGATGATACCTTTACATTTTCCCAACCATTACTTTGAAACTAATTCTTTAGATTTAAAAGACATATGGTTTGGTTTAACAAAAGCACCCATTGTGATCATTAGAGGTCATAAAGAAACTGTAACAAGAGAATGGACATTTGAATTTGTACAGAAACTGGGAAGATTTCGTAATGATGATTTGCAAATTGGATTAGGACAGAGCAAGAAGAAAGATAACTTCTCCAAGTTCAATGTATTCCCTTTAGATAATGAAGATAAAGATTACCTCCACAATGGACCTTACATTTCAGCATGGCATAACGATAATCTTTGTTATGCAGATCCACCCAGATTCAGTATCATAACTTGTGAAAGAGTGGATGGTAACCCACATCCTAATACTGAATTCAAAAATCTTGCTGCTCTTTATAAATACAGTTCTTATAAAGAAGAGGCAGAGGGTAAAATGTTTACTTATTTCAAGATGGTCGTTAATGCTACCGATGGACAAGATCATGTTGTACGAGCAACAGACAAACATGATCATCCTTTAGTACAAGAGTTCTGTGGAATGAAGTATTATTCATTCAATCCAGGATACATTGATAGACAAGAGGATCCAACAGTGTTAGAGGTATGTCAAAAATTACGCAACGAAGCATCGAATCCTATGATAGATTATAAGCATGTTTATCAAACAGGTGATGTTGTTATATGGAATCAATTAATGACAAATCATAGGGTGATAAATAGAAAGGGTGATAAAAGAAGAATTTGCTGGAGAGCAAGTTTTGATGATAACTTAGTAAGGGAATATTATGAGCGAAACTAAAGATGTGATGCTAAATCACAATAAACTATTTTATAAGAAAGGTGAGAATCCTTTATTTGATGATGGTGTCTATACTATTGTAGAAAATCCAAATGAAGATGATGCTGCCATAAGAATCAATATTGATAAATACAAAGGAATCGTATATCAATATGGCAGAGTTTCATTTGTAGAAGGAGAACGAGAACTACAATTTGAAAGAACTATAAGACATCCTGCTGATCATGATATTGAAGAGTTGTATAAAAACATGGAACTCCAAGCATTAATGGGTGACATACTCGTAGAAATCATACTTAATCAAGTTAAAAATGAACAACAAAATCAAACCAACGAAGGTGACAAGTGAAGATGTATATCAAAATGTCATCATCGATGTACAACAGCAACTGATAAAAGAATATGGTATAGAGGATCAGCAATTACCTCTAACCATAGGTGGGATGGCAACTCCCATAGAAGAACCAGAGTTTAGAACTCTGCCTGAACATGTGGTACAAGATCTTAGGAATAAAGTGCCAGATGGTGACTCTGCTGATATTCTACATACTAGAATAGTAGATCATCCATGGGTCTTAGATAACTTTAATCTACATAGACCCATACTCTCATATCTAAAGATGAAAGCAAATACACCTTATCTGTTACATCTTGATATGCCTATGAGAGCATCAGCAATCACATATGCTACTGATCCAGACTATCCTTTGGATTTGTGTTATGAAGTTTCAATACCACAATGGGATATATATGGTGAGCATTTAGGGATCATACCTCTTAAAAATTTAAGAAGTTATGAAAATACAATTACAATAAATAGTAGTACAGCACATATATGCAACTTTATGCTACCACATGGAGTTAAGACTATGAGGGAAGATAAGGGATGCGAAGTTGTACTGTTATACGAACCATGGCTGTCTTTTACAGACATGCTAAAAAAATACTTTTCTGGAGAACTATTAAAATGAGAAGAGACGAACAATTTGTTGAACAAATTAAATTTGACGAAGGTGTCAAGAACGATGTATATCTAGATTCTTTAGGACTTAAAACTGTTGGTGTTGGTCACTTGATCAAGGAAGTTGATGGTGGATTAGAAAAACTTGAAGTTGGTGATACAATCACTGATGAACAAGTTGAAGAGTTACTACTTGTCGACTTACATGAGCATCATGAAGAATGTAAGCACATGTGGGGCGAAGAAGTCTTCCATGCATTCCCAGGAGAAATCCAACATATACTACTCAACATGATGTTTAACATGGGACAAACTAGATTATCTGGTTTCAAAAAAATGTTAGCAGCATTAGAGAAAGGTGACTATGCAGAAATGGCAGTTCAAATGATGGATTCTAAATGGGCAACTCAAGTTGGACCAAGAGCAACCAGACTCAGAGATAGAGTTGTTGCAGTTGGTAAAGCAATCGAAGAAGGAGACGAGTACTTTGCTAGTACAGGTTTCTTAGACTTTCTCGAAAGCGACCCAAGAAATCCTGTATTTGTTGAGAAATCGCCAGACGAAATCCCTGAAGAAAAAAGAAAAGAACTAGGATTATAATATTATGCCGATAAGTATGAAAGATGCGATAATAGAAGCAGGTAAACTGCATTTTGAAGGACACATTAAAAAACATCAAGTAAATGTAGAGAATCTTTTACATAACTCAGTTGGGGTGGCAGAACATCCTGATCTGATGGAAACTATCGAAAAAGAACTTGCGCAGATTGCCCATTACAGGGATTTGCTCGAAGAGATAGAAAGGTTCTAAAACCCCCTTTACAACAGGAGGTTATTGTAGTACAATATACTTGATGGATTTTTATACGCATGTACATACCACTCGTGACTTAATTCTTGTTAGAGGTTATAAGGGAGGAAAGCAAGTAAAGGCAAAACTCCCTTACAAACCCACTCTATATGTCTTATCTAAAAAAGACGACTCACCTTACAAAACACTAGACGGAAGAAATCTCGAACCAATACACCTCGATAGTATGGGAGGTGCTCGAAGATTCCGTGAAAAATACTCTGGTGTAGATTCATTTGAAGTACACGGATTTGATCGTTGGGCATATACCTATATCGCTGACACATTCAAAGGTGACATAGAGTACGACCCCAATCACATTCGAGTTTGTACTCTTGACATTGAGTGTGAGTGTGAAGAGGGATTCCCTGAACCAACACTAGCAAACGAAAGAGTCAATGCTATCACATTGAAACCATTTGGTAAACCTGCTCATGTATTTGGATTTGGCGAATGGGATCATCAAAGAAACATACACTACTATCCCTGCCAATCTGAAAAAGAACTTCTAACTAAGTTCATCAAAGTTTGGCGAGAACTATCACCTGATTGTATTACAGGTTGGAATGTTGAAACCTTTGACATTGCCTATCTATGTAATCGTATTGACAAACTGTTTGGTGAGGGTGAACATAGGAAACTATCACCATGGGGATTATCTAATACCAGAGAGTGGAACTTCATGGGTGGTACTAATGTTCAGCAATCTTGGAAACTACATGGTATCACAATTCTAGATTATCTACAAATCTATAAGAAGTTCACCTACACTAATCAAGAATCTTATCGTTTAGATAACATTGCTCAGGTAGAACTTGGTGAGGGTAAATTAGATTATGAACAATCATCCCTACACTTACTATACAAGCAAGACTACATCAAGTTCCTAGAGTATAACATTAAAGATGTTGACTTGGTAGAAAGACTTGATAAGAAACTTGGTCTTATTAATCTAATCTTTGCTATGACTTATACTGCCAAGTGTAATTATGGCGATACCTTTGGTCAAGTTAGATACTGGGAAACAATCATTTATAACTTCCTAAGAGATAGGAATATACAAACACCACCACCTGCTTTAAAGACTGGCAACGATAAGAAAGGACCAATCATTGGTGCGTATGTTAAAGACCCACAAGTAGGTGGGCACAATTGGGTACTTTCCTTTGACTTAAACTCACTGTATCCTCATTTGATTATGCAGTACAATATGTCACCAGAGACTCTTACCGATAATCATGAAGATGTAACTGTTAAGAAACTACTTAATGAGCAATATGATTCCACATATATTAAACGCAAAGATGTGACAGTTGTACCTAATGGTGCAGTGTTTAGTAAGAAGAAACAAGGATTCTTACCAGAGTTAATGGAACAGTTCTACGATGAAAGGAAGTTATGGAAAGGTAGGATGATTGAAGCATCAAAGAAACTACAAGTAGAAACTGATCCTAAGAAGAAAGAAGAACTGCAATCCATTATAACAATATGTCATAACAATCAGATGGTGAGAAAGATTTCTCTTAACTCAGCATATGGTGCTCTCGCAAATCAATACTTTGCTTTCTTTAACCTTAGAATCGCAGAGGGTATTACTACAGCAGGGCAGTTATCTATACAATGGATTGAGAAGAAGATTAACGAATGGTTGAACAATCTACTTAAAACTGATGACGATTATGTTATCGCAATGGATACGGATTCAGTGTATGTAAGGTTTGATGAATTGATACAGAAAGTGAATCCTAAGAACCCATTACAATTTTTAGATCAGATTGCTAAAGAAAAGATAGAACCTTTTATTGATCAGTCTTATCAAGAACTTGCTGACTATGTAAATGCTTATGATCAAAAGATGCAGATGGCAAGAGAAGTGATAGCAGACAAAGGTATCTGGACTGCAAAGAAAAGATACATTCTGAATGTACTTGATGACGAAGGAGTTCGACTTGCTCAACCTAAGTTGAAGATGATGGGTATAGAAACAGCAAAGTCGTCAACACCATTATGGGTAAGAAGAAGATTGGAACAAGGATTGAAGGTGGTCATGCAAGGTGACGAAATGGCAATACATAACTTTGTAGAAGAAAGTAGAACATTGTTTAGAGAGTTACCACCTGAAGAAGTAGCATTCCCAAGAGGTGTTAAGGGATTGATGCAGTATA